AGAAAGTCTTTAGGTAGTAGCGGTTCTTCTGGATTCACCTACGACACGACTGCTCACAAGTACCAACGCATAAACACCAATGGTAGAAAACGCTTCACCCTCAACACAGGTTGGGTAGGTGAGGACTACGATACTATTATGGAGCAGATGTTAATGAGTGAGCGTGTAATGTTAGATGGTCTACCTGTCAATGTTACTACCAACTCATTGAACTTACAGAAGTCAGTTAATGATAAAATGATTAACTACATCATTGAGGTAGAAGAAGCATTTGATACAAGGTATGTATAGAGTAGACCTTTACATTGATGGTCAAAGAGGTGACCTATTCCAAGAGGAGAGCATAGAGATAAACTTGAGTGTACAAAACATCAAGGACATCTCTAAAGTCTTTGGTGACTTCACCAATAGCTTTACTATTCCTGCATCTCCTACGAACAATGCAATCTTTAAGCATTACTATAATGTAGACATCTATGGTGGGTTCAATGCTAATGTGAGAGTAGACTCTTTCATAGAGGTGAACAACAACTTATTTAGAACAGGTGTATTAGAGTTGGAGAGTGTACAAATCAAGGATAGCCAACCCTATGCATACCAAGTAGGGTTCTATAGTAATGTCACTTCCTTGAAGGATACCTTTGGTGAGGATAAACTTAACGACCTTGACTTATCAGCTCAAGACCATCAGTACAATGACACGAACATTGTTACAGGATTCAACTCCTATGTTAGTGGTACGGATAGTGCGATTATCTATCCTCTCATCTCACCTGTTGCTAATTGGTATTACAACTCCGTAGGAAATGACCACACCCCAAGTAACATCTACTATCAAAACGGACATCCCGAACACGGAACATTCTACTATGATTACAAACCTGCAATTAAGTTGCAGAAGATTGTAGATGCGATAGAGACGAAGTATGGTATAGAGTTTCAAAGCGACTTCTTTGACTCTGCTGACTTTGGTAAGTTATTTATGTGGTGTCATAGGAGAGCAGGATATATGTTCAAAGACCAACCGACAGGTGCGACTCCAGAGCTAATACCATTAACATCGGGTGGAGGTACACCATTTGATGACACCTTGCATAGATTTCCTGTAACCGCTTCCGCAAACCCTGCGTTAATATCTTACAGTCCTTCTACAACTGCCTCTACCAATTATAGAATAGATGTGTTTATTAACGATGAACTATTTAGCTCTAAAGAACATACAGGCTCTACAACTAATGTTTTTGTTTTCCTACCAACTCTTTCGGCAGGTGATTATGTAGATATGCGTTTAGCTCCATCGGGTGATGGTGGTGCAGTAACTGTTAATGTGTTTGCTAATTGGTATGCGGATGCTTCAGGGGTAACCTTGTTAGCAGCTACGGGATTAACAAGTGCAATGACTACCGCAGGTATAGTAACTATATCAGCCCAAATGCCAGAGCAAAAGATTAGTGATTTTATAGGAAGCCTTGTAAGGGCTTTCAACTTGGTTATAGTTCCTGTAGCTAACAATAAATACGACATTGAACCTTTAGACGATTGGTATGCAGAAGGCACTACAAGAGATGTTACGGAATACATTGATACAGAAGAAATCACTATCCGTAAGCCATCACTCTATCGTAGAATCAATTTTAAGTACAACGAAACGGAAGCGATATTAGGTGAGCAGTATAGATTGCAGAATGACATTGGCTATGGCGATTTACGAGCCGACTTCACATTTGATGGCGAGGAGTTTAGTGTTGAGGTTGGCTTTGACCATATGCTCTTTGAAAGATTGTCCGACCAAAACCCAAGTGGAGCAGGTCTTACAACAATAGGTGTGGGTAAGAGTATCACGAGAGAGATAGAGCCGTATATAGGCTCACCCCTTATCTTCTATGCAGCAGGTGCGATAAGAGGCAATGAATCTTTCAGCTATGTAAATATGGCTACACCTGCACAGCATTTCCCTTTTACTGACATATGGCAAGTTGGCAATGTAAACAACACAACTGCGGAATCCGTAACCAAGACCTTGAACTTCGGTACAGAGGTAGACCCTTACTTATTACAAGGGTTTGCTACAGGCTTATACAATACCTATTGGAAGGACTACATCACGGACTTGTACGACACGAGTAGAAGAACATTTCAGTATAGTGGTCAGCTACCTCTTGGCTTAATGTTGGCATTGAAGATTAACGACAAGTTGACGATAGGTGAAAGAAACTACATTATCAACCAAATGAAGTTAAACCTATCTACAGGTGAGACACAAATGGAATTACTCAACGATGTATAGCAAGTTAGGTTATCTTATAAAGGCTCTAAAGGAGACTAACGAGAAGAATGAGGATGTAAGGATTGCCAAAGGCAAGTACCAATACCCTCGTACTCTCATAGAAGCATTAGGCAAATGGCAATAGAGAAGAACATAGTTATAGGTGCAGACCTTTCTGGTCTTGAGCAGAAGTTAGACGAACTCATTGATGCGTTAAAGGCTTCCCAAACTCAAGCAGACAAGACTGCTGATAGCATTAACGAGATTGCCGATACTACTAAAGACATTGGTAAGAGTGCTGAAGATAGCCAAAAGGGTATCAAGGGACTTGGTACAGGCTTCAAGGGTTTAGGTGTAGCTATTAAAGCAGCAGGTATTGGACTTCTTTTAGCTGCTATGGACATACTGCGTGAGTTGTTTGATAACAACCAGAAAACAGTAGACTTCTTTAATACTACATTCAACACCTTGCAGGTGGCATTTAGTGACTTCTCTAAATTCATTAGTGCTAACATAGGAGGCATAGCAGATTTCTTTCAAACCATCTTTGAGAATCCTGTAGATAGCATTAAGGCTTTAGGTGAGGGTATTAAGAACAACATCATTGAACGCTTCCAATCTATGTTGGAGGTATTGGGCTTTGTAGGAGATGCTATGGCAAAGTTCTTCACAGGAGACTTCAAGGGTGCATTGGATAGTGTTAAGAGCGCAGGTACAGAGATGGTAGATGTGCTTACAGGTGTAGATGACTCTGCTAAAAAGATTGCAGAGGGTACTACCAAAGCTGCAAAGGCTATCTCTAACTATGTGGTAGAGACTGTTAAGCAAGGTGCGGCAATGACCGAGACTAACAAACAAGCAGAGATTGCAGAGGTATTAGCACAAGGCTTGATTGAGAAGTACGACTTACAAGCAGAGAAATTAAGACAAGTAAGAGACGATGAACGCTTTACTATTGAGGAGCGTATCAAAGCCAATAACGAGCTAAAGGGAGTATTAGAGGAACAAGAGAATGCAATGCTTGAGAATGCTCAACGCATATTAGATGCTAAAGCACGACAGTTAACTCTTGACGAAAACAACATTGAGTTCCAGAAGGAGTATTTAGCTGCACAGAATGAGCTTGTAGGAGTTCAAGCACAAGTAGCAGGATTCCGTAGTGAGCAGTTGATGAATGAGATGGCTCTACAGAGAGAGTTGTTTGACCTTGAGGTAAGCAAAGCAGAGAACGCACAAGAGGTTGCAGAGATAGAAGCAGAGGCAGCTATTGAAGCAGAGACCAATTTAAAAAAGCAGTTAACTCTTGAGGAGGAGTTAAACAAGAAGTTGTACGATAGCAGACTTGCCTCGTTAGAATTACAGAAGTCTCAATACAAGGAAGGTACACAAGCCTATCAAGATATGGTTAGCGAAATCAATGTCTTGAATGCAGAGCGTACTGCTCAAGAGGGTGAAGAGGCGAAAAAGAGACGAGAACTTGAGCAAGAGGTTCAACAATCAAGACTACAGATGACAGGTGATGCCATAGGCGCACTTAATGACCTTGCACAAGCATTCTTATCGGGCAACGAAGAACAAGCAAAGAAAGCCTTTAAAATAAATAAGGCACTTGGTATTAGCCAAGCGGTAGTTAATACTGCACAAGCCGTTACTGCGGCACTTACGGCAGGAGGTAACCCTGTTAAGTTAGCTACAGGAGCGCAGTTTGTTGAGGCAGGTATTGCAGCAGCGACAGGTGCAGCACAGATAGCTACCATTGCAAGGCAACAATTCCAAGCGAGTGGTAGTGTAGACACGAACATACAAACACCTACTGCACCAAGCACCTCACCACAATTTAATATAGTAGGTGCATCGGGTCAAAACGCTATATTGGAATCGCTACAAGCGAACCCTATGAGAGCATATGTAGTAGGTAGTGATGTTACCTCACAACAAGAATTAGATAGAAATAGAATTAACCAAGTATCATTCCCATAATGAGAATCGTAGAACTATTATTAGATGAGGAGAGCCTCCAAGCAGGTATCCAAGCCATCAGTATCGTAGAAGCCCCTGCTATAGAGGAGGACTTCGTAGCCCTCAAGGAAGAGGAGCGTGTAGAATTAAAAACCATTGACGAGGACAAGCGTGTTCTATTGGGTGCAGCTCTTGTACCTAATAAGCCTATCTATCGTAGAAGCGGTGAAGATGAGTATTACATCTACTTCTCGCAAGACACGGTTAGAAAGGCAAGTGAATTGTTCTTCATCAACGGCAACCAAAACAAAGCCACATTAGAACACCAAATAGACATTACAGGCTTGAGTGTTGTAGAGAGTTGGATTATTGAAGGTGAGCAAGACAAGAGCAAGATGTATGGTATGAATTTACCTGTAGGCACTTGGATGGTTAGTATGAAGGTTCACAACGATGAGATTTGGAACGACTATGTGAAGAGTGGTAAGGTCAAAGGCTTTAGCATTGAGGGTTACTTCGTTGACAAGGTAGAGGCATCTAAACAAGACCCAGAGGAGGACAAAGCAGAGGAGCAACTCAATGCTATCAAGGCAATCATTAAGAACGACCTCCGCACAAAAAAGGGTAAGCGTACTGAATTAGAATCCTACAAGGATTACCCCACTTCGGTACGCAACAATGCAAAGAGGGGTATTGCTTTAAACGAGAAGGTGAATAACAAGTGTGCAACACAGGTAGGTAAGGTTAGAGCGCAGCAGTTAGCCAAAGGTGAGGCTATAAGTGTTGAGACTATTAAGCGTATGTATAGCTACTTGAGTAGAGCAGAGGAATACTATGAAGAAGGTGACACAAAGTCTTGCGGATATATTAGCTATCTACTATGGGGTGGCAAGAGTGCCAAGAGATGGGCGGAAAGCAAACTGAAGTCATTAGACAAAATCTAACGGAAACACACTTAAACAATTAACATAATATGAAAAGAATATCGCTACATAAGGTGATGGCTAAATTAGCCGAGCAACCAGAGAAGGTTGAGTTGAGCGTAGCAGATGATGTTATGGACTTCGTAAGAAGCATCCCTTTTGACACATCTTATATTCAACAAGCCCTAAAGATGGTTGAGAAAGGAACGAACGATGCAGAGCGAGTTTACAAAGAAATCGTTGAGAAAGAAAAGCAACTTAAAGACTTTCAATCAAAAGCAAAAGAGTTGGGGATTAACGATGAAGTAAATAAAGCGAAGAATGTATTAAGCAATCTCAAACAGATGAAGATGGCTTTTCGTGATATGAGCAAGAATGGTAAGGCGGCAGTTTCCGCTCTAAAGGCTATTTAATATGAAACAAGGCAAAACTGAAAAGGCGGTATTCGCAAAGCTCTCTACCGAGAAGGTGGAGTTGGCTCAACACGAAGTTGCATTAAATAAGATTAGTGATATATCAAAATTATTGCAAGATGGTGCAGATATGCTTAAAAATGCTGATAGCGAATTAAGTGGTATTGCAAAGCGTATGAGCAATGGTCTTATTGTTGTAGCGGCAAATGTACCCGCTCAAGCAAAAAATGCAATGAAATTAGCGGAAGAGTTGGGAGCGGATAATGTAATTCAAGACTTAAAACAAATTCTTGATAAAGCAGATGCTTTGCGTAAAAGATACGAACCCACTTACAATAATATCAAATAACAAGATATGAAATCACAAGAAACATTAGGAAAGATTATGGAACTGCTTAACCTACAAGACGAGGTTAAGTTAGAGTCTATGAAGTTAGAGAACGGCACTACTATTGAAGCAGAAGCGTTTGAAGCCAACCAAGAGGTATTCATCGTTACTGAAGATGAGAAGATTGCTCTACCTGTAGGTGAGTACGAACTTGAAGATGGTCGTATCCTTGTAGTAGCAGAAGAAGGTGTCATTGCAGAGATGCGCGATGCAGGTGAAGAGCCACAGGCTGAAGAAGCACCTGCTGAAGAAGTAGAACAAGCTGAAGAAGAGCCTAAAGAGGAAGAGATGAGCTACGCTACTAAAGAAGAACTATCTGCCGCAGTAGAAGAGATGAAGGCTATGATTGAAGAAATCAAAGCAATGATGTCTCCTAAAGAAGAAGAGATGGCTGAAGAGGTTAAGGAAGAAGTGAAGGAAGAGGAAGTAGAGATGTCTACTGACGAACCTGCTGCCAAGCCTATCAAGCATTCTCCAGACACGAAGCCTGTAGAGATGCACCAATTCTCTAAAGGAGCAAAGGGAGATACTCTATCAAGAATCTTTAACAAATTAGGATAATGAAGAAAGTAGAATCTATTTGGGCAGAGTTATCTGCTAAATCTCAAGAGGTTGCTCAAGAGTCTACTGAACTATCCGAAGAGGTTAAGGTTGAGTTGGGTCTTATGGATGACTTTAAGCAACAAGCTAAAGAATCTTTTGGTGCTTATAGAAGAGCATTAAGTAAGGTAGAGCAACTTGCTAAAGAAGGAATCAATGACCTTAATGTTGCAGGTAAAGCATTGGTGCGAATGAATCCAATGAAAAACCAAATTGAGCAACAAGCTAAAGATTTGGGTGTAGACTTACCTCGTGAGGTAGAGCAACAAATGGCTATGGTTAAAGACCAAATACAAGAGGTAGACTCGTTGATTAAGCAACTATCACGATTATCATAAACAATAACAACAATCAATAATTAAATAAATAGAAAGATGGCTACATCAATCACAACTACATATGCAGGAGAGTTTGCAGGAAAATACATCTCTGCCGCATTGTTATCAGCCGACACTATTGAAGGTGGCGGTATTACTGTAAAACCAAATGTAAAGTTCAAAGAGGTAATGAAAACTCTTTCTACTAACGCATTGGTAAAAGACGCTGCGTGTGACTTCGCTGACCAAAGCACAGTTACTCTTGCAGAGCGTATCCTACAACCAGAAGAGTTCCAAGTAAACTTGGAATTATGTAAGAAAGATTTCCACAACGATTGGGAAGCAATCCAAATGGGTTACTCGGCTTTTGATAGCCTTCCTCCATCATTCGCTGATTTCTTAATCGGTCACATCGCTGCTAAAGTAGCACAGAAGACTGAAGAGAACATTTGGCAAGGTGCAACTGCTAACGCAGGTGAGTTCAACGGATTTGAAGCTCTATTGGCTGCTGATGCAACAGTTGTAGATGTAACAGGTACTACTGTTTCTGCTGCTAATGTTATTACTGAATTGGGTAAAGTAGTTGATGCTATCTCTACCGCAGTATACGGAAAAGAAGACCTATACATCTATGTAGCATCTAATGTTGCTCGTGCTTACATCCGTGCTTTGGGTGGATTCGGTGCTTCAGGTTTGGGTGCTAATGGTGTAAACAACGAAGGTACTACTTGGTTCAATGGTGGTGACCTTGCTTTTGATGGTGTTAAATTGTTCGTATGTTCTGGATTGAGCGACAATACAATGGTAGCAGCACAGAAGTCTAACTTGTTCTTCGGTACAGGTTTGTTAGCTGACCACAACGAGGTGAAGCTAATTGATATGGCTGACCTTGATGGTTCACAAAATGTTCGTGTAGTAATGCGTTTTACCGCAGGTGTACAATACGGAATTGGTGCTGACATCGTACTATACTCATAAGAGTTAGTTTAGTTAATAATTGAAGGGGCAGGTAGGCATATGCTTGTCTGCCCTTTTTTATAAAAAAATAAAAGAAATTATGGCTTGTGATTTAACAAAAGGTCGTGCGTTACCTTGTCGTGAATCAGTAGGTGGTCTTAAAGCGGTTTACTTTGTAGACTTCGGTGATTTAGGAACTATCTCTGTTACATCCGATGAGGTTACTGATATGACAGGAACATTTGATGCCTACAAGTATGAGCTGAAAGGCACATCAAGTGTAGAGCAAACTATTAACGCTTCTCGTGAGAACGGAACAGTATTCTTTGACCAAGCGGTTAGCCTTTCTTTGCCTCAATTGAGCAAGGAGGATAACAACGAAATCAAGTTATTGGCTTACGGCAGACCTCACATTATTGTAGAGGACTACAACGGCAACGCTTACTTGGTAGGTCGTGAACACGGAGCAGATGTAACAGGTGGTACTATTGCCTCTGGAGCAGCTATGGGAGATATGAGTGGTTACACTCTTACCTTCAACGCTATGGAAGTAAGTGCTGCTAACTTCATCGCAGGAGCAACTGATGGCAACCCATTCGCAGGAATGACTTCAGCTACAGATACTATTGTTACTTCGTAATTAAGTAGTATATTAGCAACGGCACTTGACATAGGTGTTTTGGTTTGGTTAGGGCAGCTCTTCGGGGTTGCCCTTTCTTTTTGATATAACACTTATACCTCTTGGTGGTTAACCTATTATGCATATAGTAACTACAACAGACAAGAAGATATATTTCGTTCCAAGAGCGTTTGATACAAGTGTATCTGTTAAGATTACAGATGAGGAAACCAATGTGTCCGCTACGGAGTCTCTAACGGCTACGAAGGAGGCGAATTACTTGCATATAACACCTTCTTATACATTCGTAGAGGGTAAGTATTACACCATAAGAATAACAGGCTCTAACGAGATATATAGAGGTAAGGTTTATTGTACGAATCAAACCGACCTTGAGAAGTTTAGTGTCAACAATGGTGAGTTCACCTATTACGAGGACACTGATAATGATAATCAATACATTTACCGATGAGCAATATACGCATCGTAAACCTTGCAACGCATACTACCCCACAGGTTGTAGAAGACAATCGTAAGCAGTGGGTAGCCTATGGCGAGGACAATAATTACTTCCAATACCTTATAGACAGGTATAATGGTAGTGCTACAAACAATGCCATTATAAATGGTATGAGTGAGCTTATCTACGGCAAGGGGCTATACGCTACCGATGCTCAAAGAAAGCCAGACCAATATGCACAGATGAAGTCTCTGTTCTCTCGCACTTGTATGAGGAAGGTGACCTTTGATTTGAAGGCTATGGGTCAAGCAGCATTCCAAGTCATCTACAATAAAGACAAGAGTAAGATTGTACAAGTAGAGCATATGCCTATTGAGACCTTACGCTTTGAGAAGATGAACGAGGATGGTGATGTATGTGGTTACTACTACTCTAAAGATTGGACAAAGATTCGCAAGAGAGGCTTTGAGCCTGTACGCATCCCTGCGTTTGGTCACGGTGAGAAAGGTGAGGGTCTTGAGATTTATTGTATCAAACCTTATCGTAGTGGATTCTACTACTACTCACCTGTAGACTATCAAGGGGGACTACCTTATGCAGAGTTAGAAGAGGAGGTAGCAAACTACCACATCAACAACATTAAGAACGGCTTATCGCCAAGTATGTTGATTAACTTCAACAATGGTGTACCAACGGAGGAAGAGCGTGAGCTTATAGAGAGACGAATCATACAGAAGTTTAGCGGTTCATCTAATAGTGGTAAGTTCATCTTGGCATTTAACGATAACAAAGAGATGGCTGCAAGTATTGAGCCTGTACAATTATCGGATGCAAGTGAGCAGTACCAATTCTTGGCAGATGAGAGTATGCGTAAGTTGATGGTAGCCCATAGGGTTACTTCACCTATGTTGATGGGTATTAAGGACAATACAGGATTGGGTAACAATGCTGATGAATTGAAGACTGCAAGTCTCTTATTCCACAACACAGTTGTTAGACCTATCCAAGAGTTGATATTAGATGCTTGTGATGACATCCTTGCGGTGAATGAGGTGAGCCTTAACTTATACTTCAAGACTTTGCAACCTTTAGAGTTGCAGATTGATATGGAGGAGGAAGTAAAAGAGGAGTTGAGTAGCGACTGCGGATGCAAAGACGAGTTGAAGGATGCTGATGACCCTTGTACGGAGGGTTATGAGATGGTCGGTATGAAGATGAAGAACGGCAAGAAAGTACCGAACTGCGTACCTATAGAACAATTAAGCGAGGATAGCCGCCCTTTTCTTGATGACGAGTTAGCCCACGAGATGTTAGATGCATTGGCTGACTTGGGTGAGGAAGAGCCAGAGGGCTATGAACTCATTGATGCAGAGGTTGTAGGAGACGATGAACCAGAGGAGTTTGATACTGAAGAATACCTCAATGGATTAGTCAACTTATCCGCTACACAAGACAGTAACCAAGACTCCGAGATATACAAGGTAAGATACAAGTATGTGAAGGGTACAAAGAAGACTTCTAAAGGCTCTTCTCGTAGCTTCTGCAAGACTATGTTATCTCAAGGGAAATTGTACCGCAAAGAGGATATTGGTATGATGAGTGCAAGAGGCGTTAACAAGAGCTTTGGACACAAGGGTAGAAACTATTCTTTGTTTAAGTACAAGGGTGGTGTAAACTGCTACCATAGATGGGAGCGTAGAATCTACAAGAAGAAAATGAAGAAGAACGGTGAGCCGTATGGTGGAGATGCTCTACGAGGAACTAAATATGTTAATGTTAACCAAGCGGTAAGAGCAGGATTTAAGCTACCTAAAAACCCTAAAGAGGTAGCTACTGCACCGATTGATATGCCAAGACAAGGGCATCACCCTAATTACGGAAAATAATGGCAAAGGTATTATTCATAAAAAGAGACGATTTAGTACGCAATAGCGTAATCTCTGGAAATGTAGACTCCGATAAGTTCCTGCAATTTATAGAGATTGCACAGGAGATACATATTCAAAACTACTTGGGTACAAAGTTATACGACAAGTTGCGTGATGACATTGTAGCAGACACTCTACCTGTAGCTTACGCTACTTTGTTAGATGACTATGTACAACCTATGTTGATACATTGGGCTATGGTAGAGTATTTACCTCACGCTGCCTATACGATAGGTAATGGAGGTGCTTACAAGCACACGGCAGAGAACAGTATAGCTATGGAGAAGAACGAGGTGGACTTCTTAACCAACAAGCATAGAGATATAGCTGAACACTACACTCGTAGGTTTATTGACTTTATGGCTTTTAACAACTCAAGCTATCCCGAATATAATGGAGCAACGAATGACGATATGTACCCAGACAAAGATGCGGTCTTCAACGGTTGGCAGTTGTAAGAAACGCTACGAGCCAAAGGAGGTTAACCTAAAAAGGCTACAGAAACTCGTAAAAAAATTAGAGAATAATGGCAAGTGATGAAAAAGGATATGGAGCAATCTACGGCTCTACTTGGTGGGGAAGTGGAGATGCATTTACCAACCAGATAGGTTGGGGTAGTGCAATGTTCTACATATTAGACCCTGCTCAATTCCAACAAAGAGCATTAGAGGATGGTGCTACGATGGAGGCTTTTGAATGTGTTTCTAAATCTTTGAGAAGATTCCCACAAGCGGATAGAGGCAGACAATTGATGGATGCTTATGATAGCAGAGTAGAATTAGCAGGAGGTGATACTGAAGCGAGAACCTGTACGATTAACGAATTAAACGAATTGATATGAGTCTGTATAAGGATGCATCATTAGTAATGATACCGAGTGCGGTAAAGGATGGTAAGTTGTATAGCATACGCCCTACTGATGGTAGTGGGGACTTCACATTTAGCAGGGGTTCAAATCTTGCTGCTACAAGGGTAGATGTTAATGGTCTTATTGAGAAGGGTAGAGAGAACTATATTTTACATAGCAACAACTTTGGAGATGCAACTTGGGGTAAAACTCGTTCATCATTTGTTAGCGGACAAGCAGGTTATGATGGCTCTAATGATGCTTGGGCATTTGTAGATAACACTAACAATAGCACACACTTAATAGTTCAAAACATTACTTCAAGTCAAGTTGCAACATTTAGTGTGTATGCCAAAGCAGGTGCAGTAAACTTTTTAGCTTTCCGTTACGAGGATGCAAATGTGGACTACGCTTATTTTGATTTAGCAAACGGAACATTGGGTACTATTGACTCTGACTACATTGATGCAAAGATTACAAGTGTAGGAGGCGGTTGGTATAGATGTGAGGCATCAAGAACATCTGCTGCAAGAGTTGTTCTTTTATCCGCACAATCGGATAATGACCCTACTTATGCAGGAGCAGGAAATACTGCTTTATACATCCAAGATGCTCAATTAGAGCAAGGCTTGGTTGCTACTGACTACATTGAGACAGGTGCTTCTACTGCACAAGCAGGTATATTAGAGGACTTACCGAGATTAGATTATAGTGGTTCGTGTCCTGCTCTTTTACTTGAGCCTCAACGGAGTAATGTGGTTACCAATAGCGAATATGTAAGTTCAAGCGATTATGTTGTAGGAAATTGGACAGGTACGATTACATCAAATACTAATGAAACATTATCTCCAGATGGTGGTTATAACGCAACAAAGTTTGTAAAAGCAGGAGCAAGTGATAGAGTCTATTTTCACAATAATCAACCCGATGGTGCTTATACAGGTTCTATTTATTTAAAAGCAGCAAGTGGTTCAGAGAATACTACAATAGAAATATCAGTCCGTAGATTTGGCGGTGGCGGTGGTTCTACATCTAAACTTGTAACCATTACAAACGAATGGCAAAGATTTGATGTTACTGCGACTAATTTGACTGGTGGTACTACAACTGCAATGTATGTTGCAGATTTTTCAATGGGAGGTACTGCTACTGAATTTTATTCATACGGAATGCAGATTGAAGCAGGAAGTTACCCTACAAGTTACATACCTACATATGGTTCTGCGGTTACGAGGTCTGGTGAATTGGCTTTAGGCGGTAGTATTTCTTTAGGCAACTCACATACAATTTTCTTCAATGGAGAATTGAACACGATTGATAACAACAAAGTATTTATGGAATTTATTACGAGTGGTGCAACAACATCGGCAACTATTAGAAATGTTATTGGTACTTTGAGGCTATACAATCAAATTGATTCAAATTATCCTTTGGGCGGTATTCAAAGCGACAATAATAAATGGGTAATTCGTATTGATGGTACTGCATATACCTTGTTTTACAACTATGCTGGAAGCCCAGCAAGTCAATCGGGTTCTTTTGCAACTGCAAGAAATTTAGACAAAATTAATTTAAGAGGTGCGTTTACTGAAAATTCAGTCAAACAAGTATTATCATTTCCAATCGCATTAACCAATGCTGAATGTAACTCTTTAGTAGAATAAGATATGAGTAATATATACGACAAATCAAGTTTGGTCTTAATACCAAGCGGTACAAAGACAGGAAAGGTCTACTCGCAGAAGCCTACTAATGGTGATGGTGATTTTACTTTCACTCGTTCATCTGCTGCTACGAGAGTTAATGCAGATGGTAATATAGAGAAGGAGACAGGTAATCAACTCTTGCAGAGTAATACATTCAGCACTACTTGGTATAATTCGGGTACTGCTTTAACTTCAGGTCAAGCAGGATATAATGGTACAAACGATGCTTGGTTAGCCTCAAGAGGTGGTGCTTTCAATTATGTGGCTCAAGACATTTCAACAAGCGGAGTACAATCCTACTCAATATACGCAAAGGTTGGTTCTTTTGATTGGATTTTTGTGAGGGTGCAAAACTCTGCATCGGCTTATAGAGGTGCTTATTTTGATTTATCAAGCGGTTCGGTTGGCGCAGTTGATAGTGCTATTATAGATACTAAAATTGAAGCCGTAGGAAACGGATATTACCGATGCACTATTATATTCAACGAAAGTCTTAACAGAGTTTTATTTTACCCAGTGCCAAGCAATAACGGAGTTGGGACAAGTGGTACAGGAACTATCTACATCCAAGATGCCCAAGTAAATCAAGGGCTGATAGCGCAAGAGGTGATTACTACAACTACATCTGCCGTATATGGAGGTATTACTGATAATGTACCAAGATTGGACTATACGGATAGTTCGTGTCCTGCACTATTGTTAGAGCCACAAAGGACTAATGTAATGGGTAATAGTGAGTATTTTAATGGAACTCCATATGCAGTTAATAATTCAGCAATATCAGCTAATCAAGCAATATCTCCAGAAGGTCTACAAAACGCTTATAATTTTGTTCCCGACACTACGGGTACTCCGCTTCACCGAATTTATGATACTCAATCCGCAAGTATTCAAACGGCAACGCATAGCATTTTCATTAAGCCTAATGGTCATAATTACTATGCTTTAAGAGAATCGGCTACAACGGGAGCATCTATTGGTTTTGACTTTACCGACAATAGTATTATCACGGAATACTCAACGGGTGGATGTACGGCATCAAACGGAAAGATTGAAAATTACGGAAATGGTTGGTATCGGATTAGTGGCACATTTACTTTTACTTCTGCAACACCAAATGGATTTGGTCTTTACGCTGCTGCATCAAATTGGACAAGTGGAGATGTTCAAAGTGTTTCTTGGGCGGGTAATGGCGTTAATGGTGCTTATATATACGGAGCGCAAGTAGAAGCAGGAAGCTACCCAACATCCTACATCCCTACCTATGGGAGTAGTGTGAGTCGTGTAGCTGAAACTTGTAGTAAAACATCTGCAACCGATTTAATTGGTCAAAATGAAGGTTCTTTCTACGCAGAGATAGATTTTACTGATACTGATGCTGACCAAATGTATATGACTTTATCCGATGGAACATCAAATAATCGTATACACATAGGATATGATTACACATCTAATTTTATTTATTGCAACATTCGTGTTGCGGGTTCTGCTCAAGGTTTGATTACAACTCCTACTTCGCCAAGTGATGGAATTAAAAAAATAGCAGTTGCTTATGCACAAGATGATTATGTTATGTACATCAACGGCACTCAAGTTGGTAGTGATGCAAATGCTAATGTTCCAACATTAAATAGAATTGATATTGGTAACTATTGGGCTACAGGATATGAATACCCTGTAAAACAAAACTTACTATTCAAGACACGACTAACAAACGCTGAATTAGCAGATTTAACTACACTATAATGAAAACATTTAGAAAATGATGACAGGTTTCGTATATAAATGGATTGACACTTCTAATGGTATGTATTACATAGGATGCCATAAAGGAGATGTTAATGACGGATATGTAGGTAGCGGTACTTATTTTCTAAAAGCGTATAAGAAGCGACCAGAAGCCTTTGTAAGAGAGATATTGTATTCGGGTGAACACTTTGCAGAACTTGAAGAATTTATGCTAACTGAATTAAATGCATCTCAAGACAAAGAATCCTATAATCTAACAAATGCTTGTAGAGGTCAATATGAATATACTTCGGAAATTAAAGAAAAGATTAGTAAAGCGCATAAAGGAAAAGTAACAAGCGAAGCTACAAAAAGAAAGATGTCTGCCGCTGCAAAAGGATTTACAAAAAGTGAACAGCATCGCAAGTCAATCAGTGAATCTTTAAAAGGAAAGTTTGGTGGTGATGCAAGACATACGACAAAAGTGTATTGTAAATACTTAAACACTACTTTTGATACGATAAAAGAATGTGCAGAAGCACTTAATGTTACATATGGTGTTGTTCAAAGAGCAGCGAATAATAAGGTTAAAAACAATAAATACGGAATAAAAAGATTATGAAAAAAGTCTTCAGGAAATACAGCTTCGGCTCTAAAGGAGCAGCAACAACTAAACTGAATGCCTTACCACACGATGAGGAAGGTAACCCTACTCACTCTCACGCTATCGTACATCTCGGTAACTTGGTAGAGACTGAAGGTACATACGATGAAGAAGGTGAAGTAATCACTGAACCCGTACTATCTTCTACCTACCATATAGATGTACTATGGGATGGAGAGCCATTAGAGTCTTGGGATAGTGCTATGGTATGGTGTGCGCCATTAGGTGTTCATACTTTCGGTTCATCTTCTGCTATTGCGGAATGGACAGAGGCTTGTAAGGTGTTGCATCCAGAGTACTTTCCAGAGCCAAGTGAAGACGAGTTAGTATAATGCAAGATAAGAACTACATACCTTCTCGTACCTCACCTAAAGGCAGTAGAAGAGGTTGCCTATGTTGGGAGACCTCAACATATTCTATAGACTGTTGTGATGGTAGTGTAAGGGCGCAAGGTGTAGGTAGTGTTTATCTAACCGATGAAGACTAATGCAACTATCCAAGAATCTATCGTTACAAGAACTGAAGAAATCTGCTACTGCAATCAAGAAAGGCATCTCTAATGAGCCGACTATTGAGCATATGGAGAATCTTAAAGCTCTTGCAGAGAATATCTTTCAGCCTCTTCGTGATTACTTTGGAGTACCTATTGCGGTTACTTCTGGTTATCGTAGTGCTTCTCTTAACAGGATTATTGGTGGTAGCAGTACCTCTCAACATTGTAAGGGAGAGGCAATAGACTTGGATGCAGATGTTTACGGAAACCTCACAAACGCTGCAATCTTTGGTTATCTTAAAGAACATACTGACTTTGACCAACTTATATGGGAGTTCGGTAATGAGGTGAATCCTGCTTGGGTTCATTGCTCATATACAAGAGGTAGAAATAGAGGCGAGGTGTTAGTTGCTTACAAGGATGGAGGCAAGACACGCTACAAACGATTATGAAAATGGATGCTACAGATATAAAAGTATTACTAATGAATACCTCAACAATGGCGTTATCTTTCGCCAACATAGAGGCAACCCTAAAAATCACTTTACTTTTAGCTTCCATTGGGTATACTGCTCAACGGTGGTATCTAATGAATAAGAAAGATGGCTCAAGAGACTAAATCTTTTTTAAAGGAAAATTGGTCTATGTTGATATGGCTTGTTGCCGCAGTTTTTGCAGCAGGTGGTATTTATGCAGAGTTCTCATCACTCAAGATGGAACTACATACCGTACACGAAAGACTTGATAAAAAGATTATTGTAATCAACAACATAGAGGATAGAATCTATGTTCTTGAGATGCACGATGAGTACGAGAAAGGATACAAAGATTCACAAAACAATAAATAAATGAATGACACCGACTTCGGGTTTGCAGACTCCTTTGAGGACTTTGTAGATGAGATGACTAATGACAAGGCTAATGAGAAAGCCTGTAGCATTGATAACCCAGATTGTGAGGCTTGTGGCAGTTAAGTATTGTGTAACTGAACCAAAGGAATGTACTTGTAAAAAGAATTGTAATGAATCCACTAATAACAAAACTACTCGGAAAAAGCGCACAGGAGACGATAGAAGCCGTTTCTAATGTCGTAGATAGGTATGTATCAACTCCAGAGGAGAAAGCCACTATAAAGGCTTCTATTGAGTCCGAGATAAGTTCTCGTTGGAGAGCTGATATGAAAAGCGATAGTTGGTTAAGCAAGAATGTAAGACCACTAACCTTGATTGTAGTGATTAGTTTTCTGGTAATTACCACCTTCTTTGATGGGTTGGGCTACCTACAGGTAGACCCTGCTTGGATAAGTCTATGGAATATGTTAAGTGTAACAGTTGTAGGAGGTTACTTCGCAGTACGCTCTCTTGACAAGAGAGGTAATGTTAAATAGTCGTTGATAACATATAGTGTTTAAGTTTGGTGGGTTATCCCACCTTTCTTTTTTTTTATATATATATATTATATATAGAGATATTATATATAGTAATATATAGAGACCTATAGGTCTCTTATTATATATATATAGATATATAAATATATATAGAGAGGCATTCGCCTCTTTTTTTTTTGCTCTCTATGTTGGTTGTAAATAAATTTGTGTACATTCGTATAAATCAAAAACAACTATGAAGACAGAAATCACCTCAACTCAAAAGACTTACTTGGTTAGTCTAAAGAAGGAACTAAAAAATTTAGAGCATTTAGGTAAAGCCAATTCAAATGAATGGTGGTCTATTGCTGAATCTATTGATGCAATAGAGAATAACCTTTAATATCAAAACAACTATGGATATTAAAGACCAATACTTAAACTTGTGCGAGGCACGAGTTGAAGCCCTCACCAAAGAGATGAACCACCTAAAGATGTTTATCATTAGAGACTATGCTCGTAAGGGTATAGATGCAGAAACCGTTATGGATATGTTTAACGCATACAAAATCAATGAAGACCGTAGTAAAAATTAAGCAAACTGAATACCCAGAACAATATGAAATTAACGAACAAACCTTACAAGACCACTTCTACCTACACTTCGGATTTCCCGATGACAGAAGACTCTTCAAACGATTCAACGGCAATGCCCTCTCAAAGTACCACAAGCCAGAGGTTGACACCAAGTTACTATTTAGGTAAGTACAAAGGCATTGAGGCTTTTGATGTGTGTATGGACTTCGCAAGAGACTCTTACAATATGGGTGTAGCTATCGCCTACTTACTACGAGCAGGTAAGAAAGAAGACAATCCTAAAGCACAGGACATCTTAAAGGCAATTCACCATTTAGAAAAAGAATTGGAATATGAACGAATTAACGCTCTCCCTCACGCTACCGAAGACAGTAAGTCTTAACACACTCTACGCAGGTAAGCATTGGACATTTAGAAAAAAAACAAAAGATGAATATAAAAAAATCGTTGAAGCAGAATTGGCTCGTTATGACCACCATTTTGCAGAGAGTATGTCTATCCATATTAGGTACAATACTCGTGCCGATGTGGACAATCTTGTTCTTGTCTCAAAATTTACTGCTGATACTCTCGTTGCTAACGGATGGATTGCAGACGATAGTCCTAAATACTATCACAAGCTCACTATCACTTTTGACAAGAGTGTTGAAAAGAATTATTGTGAAGTTGAGGTTAGATTAAAGGGTGCAACCTTGCAGGAATAAACATTTTTATTAACTTTGAATCATTAACTAAATTATATATGATGACTAAAACATCTATTGTCAAGGACATTAAGTCCGCAGGAGAACCGTACAACGGTCAGTATGGAACACTTTATGGGTTCTATGTAACATTTGAAAATGGAGATAATGGTAAGTACAACTCCAAAGACCCGAACCAAACAAAGTTTGCAGTAGGACAAGAGGCTACTTACGATTACATCCCAAGAGAGTACAATGGTAAGACCTACTACACGGTCAAGCCTGTTAACCCACAATACGCAAATGTAGCATCTGGCACATCTGCTCCAAGTGGTACACATACCTCTAAAGACGAATCAATCATTCGCCAAACGGCTCTCAAGGCAGCAGCCGAGATTGGTGGAACACCGCAAGTAGTAATTGCGAATGCTCAACTCTTTGCTGATTGGGTTATGAAGAAAGGCGCAGCCCAAGCCACTACAACTCATCAGCAACACTTTCAAGGAAGAGAAGAACCTCAACCTGTAGCGGATGGTTTGCCATTCTAAAGAAAGAACTATATTAGGGGGGCGCACTTGCGCTCCCTTTTTAACTTAAACCAACTATGTCAAAAATATCTTATGCCGATGTGTTCGGTAAACTTGACGATGTCCGAATGGGCAAAGTCAAAGAAGGTCTTAAGTTCGGGCAATGGAATTTAGATGACCACCTCCGCTTCAAGCGAGGTAACTTCAATGTAGTATTAGGACACGCTAATGTCGGAAAGACCTCCGTAATGTTGTACCTAATGTTATTGCAAACCATAGTCAACGATATTAAGTGGCTTGTATTCAGTTCCGAGAACACACCTGTATCTCTCGCAAAGAAGCTCTCGGAGTTTTTCTTGGGTAAACCTATAAATAAGATAGATGAAGATGAGTTCCAGATGGCTCTTGATTTAGTTCAAAGATATTTTGTTATCATTGACACGGATAAGAAGATGTACACCTACAAGGATTTAATTGAGGAGGCTACAGACATCTACCACGAAGAAGGCTTTGATGGATTCTTGATTGACCCTTACAACTCATTAACGAAGGACAAAGAGATGTTTAAAACACTTGGCGGTCACGAGTACGATTATGAGGTAAGTACCCACTTTAGGAATTGGGCAAAGCAACACGATGTAAGTATCTGGCTTAATGCTCACGCAGTAACCAATGCTTTAAGAATGAAGCACTCCGCAGGACACGAGTATGCAGGTCACCCTATGCCACCAAGTGCAGCGGATATTGAGGGCGGTGGTAAGTTCGTTAACAGGGCTGATGACTTTGTAGTGATACATCGTTATATTCAACACCCTACCGAATGGATGTACAACCAAGTACACATACGCAAGGTGAAAGAGGTGGAGACAGGTGGAAGACCTACACCATTAGATGAGCCTGTAAGATTAAGAAGTGTACCTAACAATGTAGGATTTGAGATACACGGTGAGAATCTAATCACCAAGAAAGAAAAGAAACAAAGCGATTTACCTTTTTAAGATGGATGAATTAAAACAAGAAGATTACGGATGGGTAAGAGGCGGTAGCAAGAGCATAGCCCTCTTATGGTTAAGACAAAAGAATCAAGACTTGATGCAGATTGCCAATGCTCTTAAACCTCAAGACCCAAGTAATGAGTATGAGATGGATATATTCATTGACCTCATCAGTATCTACTCTGCTATAGATGCTTCTATAGGTATGGTAGAGGATGTTCAGCAGATGGTATGGGAGGCAGAAGCAAAGAACGCTGACCTCAAGCTAACGATACGAAACCTAACAAGAAAGATAAACGCTTATGAAGAGCGATTTGATAACCTTAACGAACACTTAAAATGAGAGCAACGATATTACAATTACAAGAGGAGTACGATAACTATACAGGACACCATAGAATATCACCCTCCAGAGAGCGTAGGAATGTTATGGCAAGGTTTGCCTTTATGGTTTCAGCAAGAGACTTGTACACAACACTTGAGATAGCAAGAGTATGTAAGAAGAATCACGCTACTATCATACACGCAACTAAAGGACACGAGATGAACCTAAAGTTTGACAGAGACTATATGCAGTTCTTCAACCAATGTTGTACGATTATGGACAAGCTACGAGGCTCACAGGAGGAAGGAATGGATTGGGGACTGACCAAGCAGAATGCGTTATTAACCGAGCGTTTACAAAAAACTCGTGAGGAACTGTCAATAACTCGTGAAAAGTTGTATATTATGGAGCAAGAACTAACTAAACTTGCTAATCAAAATGAACTTTGCGATTGACATAGCACCACTTGCAGGAATCCTAATAGGTATTAACTATTGGGACTCCACTATGAATGATGACTTTGAGAATCCCAAGTACCACTCTTTGCAGTTGTGCTTTGGGATTTTTGCTTTAGTAGTCACTTGGTCAACTGAACAATGATAACAGTATTAGACCTTCTTGCAGGACACCATAAGGAATGGATTAAGATGGTTCACAAGTTCGGTGCAGGTAGCTATGCCGAAGACATCGTGCAAGAGATGTACATACGACTCAATAAGTATGTAGAGAACCCAGAACGCATTATGTATAAGAACCAACCCAACAAGCTCTTTGTATGGGTAACCCTTCGTAATATGACGAGGCAGTTCCAGAACAAGAAAGACTTGATGGTATACACAGGCGATATGGTTGAGTACGATGTTGCAGAGGAGGAGTTTGACCGAGTACAAGCAGAGGGCTTTGAGAAGTTAATAGATAAGGTTTGGGAGGTTATGGAAGACTTGCATTGGTATGACCAAAAGATGTTTGAGGTATACCACAAGACTGATATGTCTATGAGAGATATAGAAAAGGAAACAGGCATCAGCCTATTCTCCATATTTGATACACTAAAAAATTCTAAAGAATATGTCCAAGAAAAAATCAACGAAGACTACGAAGACTACCAAAACGGAGAAAGCGAAAGAATCTAAAGGTCTGGGAGATGACATTGAGAAAATCACAAAGGCTACAGGAATCAAGAAAGTAGTAGACACCTTTGCTGAACTTACAGGAATTGATTGTGGATGCGATGCTCGTAAGGCAAAGCTCAATAAGTTATTCCCAAGAAGAACACAACCATTGTGTTTAGAGGAGGGGGAGTACACGACCCTCAAGCAGTTCTTTAATGACTTCAATGGTAGAGAGGTTAAAGAGATGTACCAAGAGCCATTGAGCAGGATACACTCAAGAGTGTTCCAACACAAGTATTACATTCCTTGTTCTTGTAATCCGAGAGAATGGTCAACACATATTGCAGACCTCAAGAAGATATATGGAGAATACGAAAGTAAGTAAGCTCCTACTTGTATACCTATGGACTCAAGGTCACAAGATAAAGGAATACAAAGAGGCTGAAGGCATCACAACATTACACGGTAGAGACGAGTACAAGTTTGATGTTAGTGGCTCTTACGGAGGCTTTCGTGTAGAGTATACACATAACAGGTTCTCATTCTATGATGGGGACAAGAAACTAAAAGACACAGACCTTAATGAGCTTCGTTAAAGGAGATATTGGTGAAGACCTTTGGTGTGATTACATCAAGACACGAGGACATACAGACATTGTTCGTGCGCCAAAGAAGAAGTTCTATGATTGGGATGTGAAGAGCATCTACCAAAAGAATGAGCTGACCTTTGAGGTGAAGTACGATAGCAAGGCTTATTGGTGGGCTAATAGACGAGGAACACCAGAGCAACCTAATTTATACATAGAGTTCAAGAATACGAACAAAGATGAGGATTCTGGAATCAAAGCAAGTAAAGCTATATACTACATCTACATCTTAAAAAGAGATGAATCCAATACCGCCTTTGTATTTGAGAGGGAGGGTATGTTAAGCCATTTAGAGCAGGTTACTTACAAGGTGGTAGGTAATTCTGCTACAGGTGATGACAATGCTTTGGGGTGGATACCACCATTAGACTCATTGATTACTCAACCATTCTTTGTTAATAAAATTGTGTTGTAATGTAATTTGTTAACTTATTTGTGTATATTAGCTGTATGCAAATAACCAAAACACTTATTAAAATGCAAACAAGAACACAGAGAACAAAGGTCTACGGAGATTGGGGACAACTACAAGGTATTTTAGTTGATAACTATGTAAGAGTTAAAGACTATGGCGCACAATGGGCGCAATGGGAGTTGAAAACTAATTACTTTGTAGAGAACAAAGACTACCGAAAAGATATTGTATAACCTACAAACACCACCCCTCGCTGAAACAAACGAGGGGTTTTGGTGGTATAAACCAAAAGTATTATGTCAAAGAAAATCTACACCCTTAAAGAAGACCTCCTGTACGGAGGCACACTATTCATAGCTTCTGCCATAGGCATAGCGTTCTTTCTATTTATCTACGAACTAATAGAGAGAATATAATGTACTATTTAGATAGAGAGTTAGCTTCGTACCAAGAAGACCAAGCAAGGCAATGTGACATCTGCTATGAGTATTGTGACGATAGTTGGGTATGTAATTGTTGCCACGATTGTGAGAAGGAGAGTTGCTCCTGCGATGACGAAGAGGAAATAATCACACGACAAATAGACTACCAGAAATGATGACACATAGCAAAGCTATATTAGATGCTCAAATCATATTTGAGGAAGCATTAAGCGACAAAGAATGCATTGACAAACTCTTGCACATAGATGCACAGATGTATGCGAATACAGGAGAGGAGACAAGCAAGGCAGAGATGGAATCTATCAAGAGAGCATCTGCTTTTATCTACCGACTTATAAAAGGCATTGACTATGATAAGGGTCAACGCTTTATTCAAGCAATGGGATTGACACGATGAAAACATTAAATAGTTTATCGGGAGGGAAGACATCAAGTTATATCGCAGCGAACTATCCTGCTGACTATGATGTGTTCTCTCTTGTGCGTATAGAGGATAACAACTGCAAGTTCCCAGACGAGAAGATTCGTAAGGAGGTTGAGGATAGAATCCAAGCACCATTCATTGGAACGGCAGAGGACGATATGATTATCTATACTATGCTTGACCTTGAGCAGTATATTGGTAGACCCATTACTTGGGTTACAGGTAAGACCTTTGAGGATACTGTAAAGTCTTATCGTATGAAGAATGGTGGCTACTACCTACCGAACAAGGTTACGAGATATTGCACTACCGATATGAAGACTATTCCTATTGCAGAATGGAGATACAAGAACATTGAGGGAGATGTCGCTATGCGTTTTGGCTATCGTGCTAATGAGCAAGGAAGGGCAAAGCGTATGATGGAGAAGACTAATGATAATGGTATGACTGAAGTCAAGATTATTGTTGGTAGAACAAAGACAGGAACTCAAAACAAATGGAAGACTATTGAGTATTGCAAACCAGAGTTTCCTCTAATAGATGCTCATTTGTTCAAAGACACGATTGAAGAGTATTGGAAAGCCAAACCTGTACGATTCGCTTATATGAATAATTGTGTTGGGTGTTGGTGGAGAAGTCCATTACTCTTAAAGAAGATGCACGAAAAGCAACCAAAGAAGATGGAATGGTTTGCAGCTTTAGAAGAAGAGGCAGGAAGTACATTCCGTTCCGATGTTAAGTATTCGGATATTATTAAATGGAAACCACAAGTAACTCTATTTGACGATGACTTCAATGAGTGTGACTCTGGATACTGCGGATTATGATTACTGAACAAGACCTTGATACCTTAAATAGTCTTATATTAGATAAGGAGATAAATGATAAGGAGATGGTTCTCCTTGATAAATTGTATAACTACATTAAACACCAAACACTATGTCAAAACAAATCACAATGCTCAATGGAGAGCAACACTCTCAAGAATGGCTTGTAGAACAAGCTATTGAAGATGACTTCTACTATGGCTATCTCGGTAAGGTAGCCTTCAGTTCATCTAACCTAAAGAAACTTCTGGACTCTCCAAGAACCTACTACAATCTAATGCAGTACGGTGAGGAGACCAATAGCCAAGCTCTACGAGATGGTAGACTAATCCACACAATGGTATTAGAACCTCATAAGATAAATGAGATGACCTTCATAGATGTAGCAAGTAAGAATACCAAGAGATGGAAAGAGGCGAAAGCAATCCACCCCAACCACTTACTCTACACTACAAAGGAGCGTAAACTTGCAGAGCGTATGACTGAAGCCCTGTTCAAGAATCACCAAGCAGTAGAGCTACTACGAGACTCTACCTTTGAAGTACCTGCCGTAGACTATGTAGAGGGGTATCCCTTTAGAGGTAAGGCTGACATCATAAAGAACGATGGTACTATAATTGACCTCAAGACTACAAGTGACCTACGCAACTTTGTGTATTCCGCAAGACACAAATACTCCTATGATGTACAGGTGTATCTATACTGCCGACTATTCAATGTAGACTATACCAAGTTTAAGTTCTTGGTAATAGACAAACTCTCGTGTGATGTAGGAGTCTACTCCGTTAGTGAGGAGTTCTTCAACAAGGGAGAGGAGAAGGTAATGTTTGCTTTGAATCAATACCACGACTTCTTTGAGAATAGACCTCTGGAGGAAATACAAGAAATGATTAACAACTATACCATTAGCGGAGAGTTGTGAAAAAGCACACCAAGATATATATGGACTACTTCGGCTATGTGTTAGATGACTTCATAGGTTGTGAGGTTTGTGGGACACGAGCCAACGACATACACCACATAGACAATAGAGGTAGTGGAGGCAGTAAGACCAAAGATGTCATAGAGAATCTTATGGCGGTCTGCCGCCCTTGCCATATCAAGTATGGTGATTACCCACAGTACAAAGAGATGTTACAAACCATTCACAACAAATTACTATGAACAAGATGAACCAATTCCTACGCATTGCAAATGCGAGGTTAAGAAAGGTGTACCCTAACAAGATGCAGAGAAATGCTTGGGCAGCGAAGATGTATGCAAGATGGATAGAACGCAAAACCTTTAATGATACAAGTAAGGGTATAAACTGACCTTTAATGATACATTGTCAGGCGATAGCTTGACACATTTAACACCAAAGAGAAATGAAAACACCAATGCAAGAACTATTGGAATGGGTTAGAGCAACCTTACCAATGGATTTAGAAACGCCAAGATTGATTGAGCAGAAGATTGAATCAATGCTTGAGAAAGAGAAGGAGGTGATGTGTGAGTTTGCAGATGACTATCAAAGGAACTGCTTTCAAAAATCAGCAGATGACTACTTTGAGGAAACCTTTAACACCAAAGAGAAATGAAAACACCAATGCAGGAGTTGATTGACCAAATGTGGGAAATAGCCAAGTACGGCGACTCTTACGAGGTTGCTCCGTGTATTGAGGCAGCAGAGGCGATGCTTGAGAAAGAGAAAGAGGTGATGGAGTCTGCTTGGCAAGATGGTATGTATGAATGTGACGGAGACGGAACATTTGAAGATTTCTACAAAACCTTTAACAGCAAAGAGAGATGAAAGACACGCTCATTGAACTAATGAACCGAGACCTAAACGATAACGGTATAGAGAATGATTAGTCTAATCCTTGTTACCATAATGGTACTATATATGCTCCGCAGGGAATACCTTCGCTGCCAAGCGTTAGAGAAAATACTAAAAAGATATGAAGACGATACTACGAAAAAGAAAACACATTAGAGAACTACAGAAGTTTCTGGAGATGCTAATGATTGACAATGTCAACCTATCTATACAAGCAAGTAGATTTGGTTGGACTACAGAGTTGCAAGACACTATAACCAACAACGCTCTACTCATACGCAAATACCAAAGAAGACTACGACTAATAAGAATGTAATGGAAGAACAAGGCAAGGGTGCAACGGTACTCATCAACAGGAACAATCTAAACAACCTCTTTGAACTACTCGTACAGGTACACCTGCGAGGGCAACTATCAAGAGATGAACAAGCCTTTGTAAGAAACTTCATAGAACTACCAGAAGCTCCTACACGAGAGAACAGACAAGCACGAAGGGCTAACACCCAAGCGATTAAGAAACTCTTTAGAGAGGAGGCTAAGAAAGCAAAAGCACAAAGAGATGACTTACCCAACGAAGACTTGTAATAAGTGTAAGGAGATAAAATCTAAAAAAGATTTTTACAAGAACATAAAAACTAAAGATAACTTAACCACATTGTGCAAGTCGTGTTGTAAACAACAAGTAAAGAAATATAGAGAGCAAAACAAGGATGTAATAAAAGAGAGAAAAAGTCACTATCGGAAAAAACATAGAAAACAAAAGAATGCATATGAAGCAGAATACAAGAAACGCAGAAGAAAACACGATTCTTTATTCCGTTGTAAGGAGAATATATCAGCTTTAATTAGACAATCTTTTAAAAATAAACAAATGTTAAAGACTACTAAGACAATAGATACACTTGGTTGCTCTGCAGAATGGTTTTACAACGAATGGCTTGAAAAGAAATATAACCCACCTCACTCACACCTTGACCACATAATACCAATATCTCTTGCTCAAAACGAAAAAGAAGTGATACTTCTAAATCATTATAGTAATTTTCAAGTATTATCTTCTAAACAAAACATTAAAAAAGGCAATAGATACATATCCCTACAAGGTTTAAACAAGGTTTTGTCAAATCATCCGTATGTTAAAGATGTTAAGGTTATTATGAAGAGAGAGGGTATAGAGATAATGTAACAACATAAATAACATTAATAGGTTAACATACTAAAGTAGTACGATATAGTATGGCGTTTAAAGAAGGACACGAAAAGAAAGGTGGGAGACAAAAGGGTACACCCAACAAAACCACAAACAAGATACGAGAAGCCTTCACTAAATTAGTGGAAGCAAACTTGGAGAATATGACTACTTGGTTAGAGAGTGTGGCAGACCAGAACCCAGAGAAGGCTCTAACGATTATCAACCAAATGGCGGAGTACACTACTCCTAAACTTGCAAGGGTTGAGAACAAGATAGAGACCGATGAAGAGATTAACGAAGTCAAGATAGAGATTGTCAAGCGTAGCAATACAGACGAGTGAGATATTTGAGAAGAACTGGAACGCACCTACCAAGATTATAATCAATCAAGGGGGTACTCGTTCTGGTAAGACCTACTCACTCCTACAACTAATCATCGTTAAGGCTTTGTCCGAGAAGGGCAAGGTCTTTACTATTGTGCGTAAGTCTCTACCCTCACTGAAGATGACTGCGATGAGGGACTTCATAGAGATACTAACCAATATGCACCTATACGATGAGAAGCACCACAACAAGAGTGAACACATCTACCGTCTCAACGGTAACATCATTGAGTTCGTATCCCTTGACCAACCCCAAAAGAAAAGGGGAGCAAGGAGGGATTACCTCTTCTGCAATGAGGCGAATGAACTTACTTGGGAGGACTTTTTCCAGTTGCTCGTTCGTACAACGAACAAGATATACATTGACTACAACCCTTCCGATGACTTCCATTGGATTTATGACAAGCTGCTCACAAGAGACGATGTTACCTTTATTAAATCTACTTATGTGGATAATCCTTTTCTGGATAATAGTATTGTGGAAGAGATTGAGCGACTCAAAGATACTGACGAGGATTACTGGCGCATATACGGATTGGGTGAAAGGGGTCAAAGTAAGGCAACGATTTTTACATTTGTGGAAGAGGAAGTACCCGAATCGGCTAAATTCCTCTCGTATGGTATGGACTTTGGTTTCACGAATGACCCCACTTCTCTCGTGGCGGTATATGGTGATGACCATAACCTTTATGCAAAAGAACTTCTTTACGAGACGAACCTCACGAACAGAGACATCTCGGAGAAGATGAAAGCACTTGGGGTAGATAGACGAGCAGAGATATTTGCTGATAGTGCCGAGCCTAAATCTATTGAGGAGTTGTATCGTATGGGTTGGAACATTAAGCCAACGAAGAAAGGTGCTGATAGTATCAATGCTGGTATTGATGTCCTCAAGAGATACAAACTACACATCTCTGGTGTTAACTTTGTCAAGGAGATGAGAAACTACAAGTGGGTAGAGGATAAGAATGGTAAGTTGCTTAACAAACCAATAGATGCCTTTAACCACGCCATTGATGCTTTTAGATACGCAACATTTAACAAACTAACAAGACCGAACTATGGGCGATACGCAGTTAGGTAGAGAGGTAACGATTAAATTACCAGAGAGCGCAAGGGAACTGACTATTGAGCAGTACCAAAAGTTCCTCAAGGTAGAGGGTGACCAAACCTTCACCTTACTCAAGGCATTAGAGATATTCGCTAATATCCCCTTGAAGGTAGCCCACGCAATGAGAGCAGACGATGTTTTAAGCATCGCTAACGAACTTTTAACGATGGTTAGTGTAGAGCATCCACTCACAAGGAGATTGTCCTTTAGAGGGCAAGAATATGGCTTTGTACCAAACCTTGAAGAGATGAGTTTTGGTGAGTACATAGATTTAGATACCTACCTCTCCGATATGCAGATGTTGCATAAGACAGTTGGGGTCTTGTATAGACCCATAACAAAAGAGAAGGGAGACTTGTATGAGGTAGAGCCGTACAATGGTACGGATGGATATTCGGACTTTCCTTTAGATGTTGCATTAGGTGCAACGCTTTTTTTTTATCGTTTAAGCAACAAGTTATTGAAGAGTACCCCGACCTCTTCACAGGGGGAGAAACTACAGACCTTTCAGCCTCCGCAAACTTTTCAAGGAAGTGGGGATGGTATGGAAGCGTAGACCATTTAGCAGGTGGTGATGCAGCAAGATATGATTCTATAACTAACCTACCTTTGAGGCAATGCCTTACCAAACTCATATACGACAAGGAGAAAGCAGATGTAGAAAGAAAGATGCTTAAACACTAACTCAAAGAGGTGGTTAACTTATTATGAGTTTCTACGATATAACCACCAAGATAAGAGAACACCTCATTGCTAACAAGCAGGTGAACACCGTTACAGAAGGTGACATCTTTGAGGTAGACCTCAACAAGCAGACTATATTCCCCTTGTCACATATTATGATAAATAGTGTGACCTTCAATGATGTGGGCATAACCTACTCTATGAGCATCCTCTTTATGGATGTAGCTGATGTGAGTAAGGAAGACCCAAGAGATGAAGCAGAAATCTTCTACGGGGTAGATAACAGGCAAGACATTCTAAACACCCAACTCCTAACGGCTAACGATTTAGTAAGCCAACTAAAGAGAGGTAACTTGATGCAGGATAAATACCAACTCAATGGCACACCAAGTTGTGAGCCTTTTGAGGATAGGTTTGAGAACCTATTGGTAGGTTGGAATCTAACCTTGTCTATAGACATAGCTAACACTATTACCACTTGTCCGTAGTAACACAAAATACAGAGAGGGTCTTACGCCAATTTGCAGAGCGAGTCATTAAGGCAGCGAAGCTAAATCTTGGTGCTACTCGTACTATTACCTATAATGATGGTAAGAAAAAGAGACGAAGACAAGTATCCTCTGGAAAGTTAAAGGATAGTTTAGACTACTCACTCACTACAGGAGTACACTTACTTATGTCTTTCACTATGGAGGACTATGGTAAGTATATTGATGAGGGGGTAGATGGTACAAAGTATAAAGTGCCTAATGGAAGTAGATTTGGTTTTGATGGTAAGCAACCTCCAAAGAGTTCTATAAGAACTTGGATGGCTCAAAAGAGAGTAAAGGCAAGAGACCTAAAGACCAAGAGTTTTGTTAAGCAGACAGAGGCGAACCTTGATAGGGCAGCCTTTCTAATATCAAGAAGTATTAAGCAACGAGGGATTCCCAAGAGCGAGTTCTTCCAAGCACCATTTAGATTAGAGTTTGATAAGTTACCTCAAGAGGTACTCAAAGCAGTCTCTATGGATGTAGATGAATTTTTGAAATTTACCAAACGATGAGTATAATCACACCAACAAGTTTAGTAGGAGCAAGAAGCCCGATATATGTTACGGCAGGGTATTCTGCCTTTGCTACATCTCTAACAGATGTAGAGTTTGAAGTATACATATGGGAGGGGTCAAGGTCTTCCAGACCCTCTTCAGCACAATACACTTTATTTAGAGATGTATTTGCAGGAACTGATGTCTCCTTTGATATTGCTCCTATGGTACAAGAGTACCTATCTAATGCTTACGAGAACCTTGATGGTACAACTGTAGCCTATGCACCTAATGGTAGCGTAGTATGGGTACAGATAGATTACACAATCAACTACCAGAACAAAGCAGACCCACCTGTAACGGTTAACGATACAGGAAGCTCGGAAATCTTTGAGGCAAGTAATGGCTATCACATATTCATTGAGGCGGCTAACAAAGAGGTGAACAAAGGATTCGCAAGTGTCAATGCAGTTAAATACATTAAAGACTCTGGTAACGAGGTTGTGCCTGTATATCTCGGTAAGTGGGGTGAGGGTTATGACATCTATTGGGCTTATAAGGATAGAGTATTGGCAGATGGTGGTACTGTTGAGGGAGGTAGTGCTTGTGCAAATATCGGACTAAAGGAAGTAGAGGTATTAAGTGATTTACAATATGATGTTACTATACCTATTACTGAAGCACAACTACAAGGTCTACAGGCTGAAGAGAGAGTGATGCTATTACCTTGTGGAATCAATAACCTTACTACTTGGTTGGATAGCGTAGGTGAGCCTTTGAACTATAGTAAATACTACGACATAAGATTAAAGGACAAAGATGGCACGGTGTTAGACACTCGTAGATTCTATCCTACTTGTGAGAGCAAGTATTCACCAAGCGTTATGCAGTTCGTAAACAAGAATGGTGTATGGGAGAGTGTTACCTTCTTTAAAAGAAGTGACTCTACAATAAGCACTACTACGAATGAGTATAGAAAGTCTTTAGGTAGTAGCGGTTCTTCTGGATTCACCTACGACACGACTGCTCACAAGTACCAACGCATAAACACCAATGGTAGAAAACGCTTCACCCTCAACACAGGTTGGGTAGGTGAGGACT